CAGGCGGCCCAGACGGTCCGGGTACACATTGCTCACGCCGGGCCATTCGGCGTCGGCGGCCTCCTGGATCGCCGCCAATGGGGTTTCGCCGACGCTGTAGATCGACGCCCAGATCGACACGTTCCCCGTGAACACGACCGAGAACCCGTCGGGGATGCCGGAGTCAGCGAGCAGCCGGGTGATCCGGTCCTGCACGTCGACGCCGTTGTAGTACACCTGCCCGGCGCTGTCCGGGTGGTCGTTGGTGACCGGGTCGTCGCCGAAGAGCGGGTAGGGAAGCATGTCGATCGCGCCGAGCACCTCGAAGATGTCGGTCAGCTCCAACCGCAGCCGGTTCACCTGCTGCCCCGGGTCGAAGTCGTACGTCCAGTCGCTCACCCAGCCGCGGAACCTCGATTGCATCGTCGCGGTGACGGGATTCCAGGACTGCAAGCGGCATTGCAGGAGCGGCTCGATCAGCCCGAAATGCGGCCCGCCCGGATTGGTGGGATCCAGGACGCCGTCGCGGTCGAGGATCTCGACGGTGGCGCGACCCCCGTCGGTCTGGTCCATCTCGAACACCCGGCCCCGGTCGATCGTGTACGACACGACGAGGTTGTCGGTCGTGTCGAGGCTCGTCCACGTCGGCGCCCAGACGAGGGCGTCGGCGCCGAACGCCAATTGGACGCGCCCGGTGATCACGGGTCGCCGCGGCGGCGGACGGGCCGGCCGCGGCTCTGTTTGACGACCGCGTCTTGGAGCTTCCTGGGGTCTTGGACGCCGTGGACGTGCAGGTCACCGTGGACGGTGACACCACCGGGCCGGGCCGGGGCGCGGCGCGGACTGCCGGGCGCGCCGCCGTAGACGCCGGCGAGCACCTCGACGTCGTGGCGGGCAAGGTCGGGGCGGCGGGCGAGGATCCTGGCCGCCGCCTGCGCCGGGCTCATCCCGCCCGCCTCGAGCCGCCGCGCCTGCGCCCGGATCGCCACCGCCGACGCCTGCCCGGGCGCGGCGTGGCCGGCGAACTGCGCGCCCGGGTCATGCACCAGCCCGATCTTCGCGGCGGCGTCGTACGCGGACGCCCCGACCGATTTCAGCTTCTCGTCGAGCCCGGTCATTTTCAGGATCAACGATGTGATCGCGAACGCGGCCGCCCCGACACCGACGACGAGGCCGGCCTTCCCGAGCATCGACGCGGACAGGCCGCGGGTCGCCCCGGCCGCCTTCGTCGTGTTCCCCGCCAGCAACCCGAACCTGCCGGCGAGGGTCGCAACGTTCCCGGCGATCGTGAGCACCTTCCAGGTGCCGTAGGCGGCGACCAAAAGAACGATCGCGCGGCGGTTCCCACCGACGATCCTGGAGAGGGTGTTGAACGCGCCGACGAGCACCTGGATCGCGCCGGTGATCGCGCCGATCGCCTGTTTCGCCGCGTCAACGACTTTCTTCTGGTTCTGCGCGTTCGTGATCCACTTGTTCGCGCGGGCGAGCAGCTTCTGGAACGTCGGCATCAACGTCCCGACGATCTCCCCGGCGAGGTTGTTCAGCGTCTCGCGGAGGATGTTGATCTGCCCGCCGAACGTCTTCCCCGCCGCCCTGGCGGAGCCGCCGAACTCCTTCCTCAACTCGCCGAGGATCAGCTTCTGCGCGTCCAACGAGCGGCCGGACTCGACCAGCTTATTGATCATGTCGGTCTGCTCTTTCGTGAACGACACGCCGACGCGGCGCAGCGCAGTGACGCCCTTGATCGGGTCGTTCAACGCCTTCCCCAACTGGATCGCGGACGAGCTCATGTCCTGGCCGAGCGCGACGCTCATGTCGGTCGCCGCCTGGGTGGCCTGGTTGAAGATGTCGTTGCCTTTGCCGGTCTCGTTGCGGATGTTCCGGAACGTCAACAGGAGGTTCTCGCCGGACTTGATCACCTCGTCGTCGATCCCGCTCTTGTTCAGCATCGCCCCGGCCAGGTCGTCGATCTGTTTCGCGGTCACGCCGGCGGCGCCACCCGTCGACTTCAACACCGCGGCGGTTTGCGCCGCGACCTTCTGCGAGTCGAGGAACTCGCTCACCCCCGCCTTCGTGGCGACGGTGAGCGCCCCCAGGCCGGCCGCGGCCCCGGCGAACAGGCCGGCTTTCGCGACCCGGGAGCCGAGGCTCTGCGTCTTGTGCGCGAACCCCTCGGCGTCGCGGCCCGCGGTCTTGAAGGCTTTCTCGAGCTTCGAGGTGTCGCCGACGATCTCGACGATCAGCTTGCGCGCCATCAGAGCGGCCCGCCGCGGTTGAACCGGTCGGCCATCCAGTCCAATGCCTGCTCGAGGTCACGCTCGACGTTCCCGCTCGAGCGTTCCAGCGCGGGCTCCATCGCGCGGCCCATCAGCAGCGGCGCGAGGTTGGTGCGCTTCGCTGGGCTCGCGCCTTTGATCCCCCGCTGCCTGGGCGCGACATAGACACTGGTGCGGGTGACGCCGGTTCGCATCCCCGCCCAGCGCGGGGACAGGCTCATGTTGCGGATCCGGGTGGCGGCGAGGTCTTCCGCATCGCGGCGCACGGGCTCGGCGGTCTCGGCGAGTTTCTTCTTGACGCCGAGCCTCGTGTCGCGGTCGGCGTCCTTCAACGCGGCCTGCAGCTGCCGCATCCCGGTCAGCGCGACCGTCGCCATCAGCCGCTGCCGTGCAGCTCGTCGAACAGGGTCACGCACTCCAGCATCTGGGCGGGGGTCAGGTCGGCGACCTCGTCGCGACCGACACCGAAGTAGCCGAGACGGGGCTCCCAGTAGCTGGCGGGATCGTCTCCGGGCTCACCGAATCGGTCCTCGAACCGCCGCCAGAAAGCGTCTCGCTCCCATTCGAGCTTGCGGGCCGCGGAGGGTCCAGCGCCTCCACCTCCGCGTCATCGCTCGAGAGGGTGAACGAGCCGAAGTTCTCCTCCTCGAACCGCTGGAACATCCCGCCCACGTCCTCCCGGGTCACCTTGCCGGCGCGGTACAAAGCGATCACGGCGAGGGCGACGAGCAGCTCGGCGTCGGCGCCTTTCATCGCGTTGAGCACATCGGCAGGGAAGTAGCCTGTCCAGCGGCGGATCCAGCCCCACTCAAAGTTCCTGAGCTTGAACTCGTCCAGGGGGAGCTCGTAGCGGCCGTCCCACGGCTTCACTCCCTCGACGACGACCCAGTCCATCTACGGCAAGGGTGTCGTGAAGAACTCGAGGCCGGCCGCGTCGGCCGCGTTGAACGTGACCGGGAACGTGTCCACGTCGCCACGGGTGCCCCCGGGCCCGTACGTGTACAGCTGCACGTTCCCGCGCAGCTCCGGGTTCGTCGCCGACGCGGGGGTGGTCTGATCCGGGCGCCACGCGATCGGGACGATCGTGCGGTCCTTGTGGATCGGGTACAGCGTCTCATGCACCTCACCGGTCCCGTAGGAGCCGTAGAACTCGACCTCCAACGACTGGTCGGTCGGGCCCGCCAGGTACTCGTTCGCGCCCGTCGCGCTGAACCCGGACACGTCCTCGCGGGTGTGCTCCGACGTGAGCCGGACGCTGCGGGCGAAGTTCGACAGGTCGACCGAATCGACCTCGACTGAGTCTTTCAGGGCGACCCGCTTAGGCATCGTCGCTCTCCTCCTTCTCCTGATCCTTGGGGTTGCGTTTCACGACCTTGATCGAGCCGCGCTCCAACGCCCGGGCCTCCTGCGCCGGATCCAGCTCCGCGTCGAACTTCTCGCCGGCCTGGTGGCCGCGGAACGCAGCCGGGCCGACAACCTTGTAGGTGGTCACAGGAACACCTCCAGCCGCCATTCGCAGGACAGCAGCCCGTCGATGTCGTCGCGGAACGCCGACACGTACCCGTCGTTACCGATCACGCCCGCGTCGGCTGCCGCGATCGCCGCCTCGACCGAGGCGGCGTCGGTCGGGTCGAGCAGCCGCAGCAGCAGCTTCTGGCTGTCCTGGTCGGCCTTCGACACGCGGGCGCGGACGGTGAAGAACACCAGCTTCTCGCCGACGCCGAAACCGGCGCCGACCTGGAACGGGTCGCCGGGGTACACATCGAGGCTGGGCGGCGACGGGTTTTCGTTGCGGCCGTCGTACACCTGCAGGTCGGGGATCTCCGCGGCCAATGGGGCGAGCGCCGCCGCGATCGCCTGCTGCGCGCCGGCGAGGCTCACGCGATACCCCAACTGGTTTTCAGCGGTGCGAGCGTGCGCGCGTGCCGGTACCAGGAGTTGCGGGCGGTCAGGACCGACATGCCCTCGTTGCCGACCGGCACGATCCCGAACCCCGTCCAGGTTTCTTTCCACAGCTCGACGGCGCGGGCGAGGTTCACCTGCACGACCAGCGGCGGCGGCGGGACCGGGGCCGGGGTATCGACGGTGTAGTCGAGCTCCCAGTCGATCTCCGCCGCCGCCGCGTCCAGCACCCGCTGCATCCCCTCCAGCTGGTTCGCCGAGGGGGGAGGCTGCTGCAGGTTCAGCAGCAGGGTCAGCTGGTCAGTGGTCGCGTACGCCACTTCACATGACGAGGGTTCGGCCCAGGTAGTCGAGCGCCGACGACGTCGACCGGCCCAGATAGTCCTTCGAGTTGACGGCCGGGGTGATCAACGAGCGGCCGAGGTAGTCCTTCGACGCGGTCGTGGTCGCCTGCGCCTCCACCTCCGGCTCCCCGTCCTGGTGCTCGTCGATCGCGGCGCGCAGCTCGTCCTTGGTCATGTCGTTGTTGGCGGGGCTGACGCCGAGCTCTTTCGCGTAGTCGAGCAGCTCGGCCTTCGTCATCACGTCCAGGTCGGTCATGGCGTCTTCGTGATCTTGATGATCCCCGTCGCCTCGACGACCATCGGCGTGAAGTAGCCCGCATAGGCGACCTGCACACCGAGCACGCTCGGCTCGACGACCTGCAAAGAGCCGATCCGCTCCTCGTACACCTCCGCCGCCGCGGACGAGAACACCAGCGCCGTGTTGGCGGCGATCGCGTTCGAGACGTAGACGGGGATACCGGCGATCACGCCGGCGAGGCCGGTCGAGAAGTTCGCGGCGCTGAACCCCTGCCCCTGCTGGTTCATCGGCCCGTAGGGGGCGAACACCGCGCCCCACGCGCCGAGCAGGCCGGGCGGGACAACCGCGAACACGCTCCCGATCCCCTTCGTGCCCGCGTAGATCGACGCCGCCGCCGCCCACAACGCACCAGCGATCTGGTCGCCGGTGTTCGCCCCGGTCGGGAGCGTCGCGCCGGCGGTCGCCGCCGCCGCGAACGCCGTCGACGCCGCCGACTCGGTCTGGATCGCGTACTGCGCCGCCAGGTCCTGGATCACGATGTCCATCACGCCCGGCTGCGTGAAATCGATGTCCTGACGGCTCACGTTGACATACCCGCCGTAGGTGACGGCGGTGCCGGTCAGCTTCGTGATCGTCATCTTCTGCGACACCAGCTCGGCTTTCTCCGCCGACTGCGTCCCGACGGAGGTGTGCTGCGTCACTTTCGGCCGGCCCCAGTTCTGGCCGGGCATCTGCCGCGGCCCCAGCGCGTTCACGAGCGGCCGTGACGCGTCGATGAAGTTCACGACGGGGCCGATGATCGGCGTCGGGATCAACCCCGGGTTATCCGAGGTTGTCTGGTGGCTGGCGGCGCGGTTGTAGACCTCGAGCCGCTGCCGGGACTCGTTGTCGCCGAGCCCGGCCCGCCACTGGTCGAGCACGTACTCGCCCGCGGTGCGGTACTCGATCTCCTTCGCCGGGCCTGGCTGTTCACGCATGAACGGCGCCAGCTCGGCGATCTTCGCCCGCGACTCGGAGCCCATCCGGCGCAGGTCGATCAGCTGGTCGACCTGCGGCTGCAGCTCCCCGACGCGTTTCCGCGCCCTGGTCGCGAGCTCCATCTCCTGGTCGTTGAGGTCGCGGCCTTCTTTCTCGGCGTCCTCGACGACACCGTCGATAAACGTCTGTTTCTCCTCGATCTCGGCGACGAGCCGGGAGAGCATCTGATCCGTGGTACGCATTTTGGGGGTCCTTTCGCAAAACGAGGTTGTCGTTTCGCTCGCGAGCCCACCTCACCCCACGGGAATCCCGGCGCCCCACGGGCCATCAACGGGATTATCTGTCGGCGGTCTAGTCGATTAAAGCGTAACGGTCGGCTAGACGCCAGCCGCGCACAACGTCGAGGTTCGGCCGCGGCGCGGTCACGGTCGCCTCCTCGCGGGTGCGGAC